ATTCTTCACTAAGGAGACGATCAGGAGAGCATCTGAGTTGTATCTCATGAATGGGAAACAAAGTAATGCTACTCTAGAGCATCAGGAGAAGATCTCTGGACTATCTTTAGTTGAGAGTTGGATCATTGAAGATCCTGAGAAGGATAAGAGCAGAGCCTATGGCTTAGAATATCCTGTGGGAACTTGGATGGTTTCAATGAAGGTCAATAATCAAGATATCTGGGAGGAGTATGTCAAATCAGGAAAAGTTAAAGGATTCAGCATTGAGGGATGGTTTATGCAGAGAGAGTCAGCTATTGAACTCTCTTCGCAGTTATCAGAAATTGAATCAGAAGAAGGAGAACATCTCATGGAGCTTTATCTATTGGGATTGATCAAGGGAGTAGTAAAGAATGATAAGAGATATAGATCAGGGAAGAAGTTGGATCTGGAATCATACAGAGACTACCCTGATTCAGTTTCTAACAATGCAAAGAAGGGAATTGAACTCAATGAGAAGGGAGGAAATAAATGTGCTACTCAGGTGGGTAAGATCAGAGCGCAGCAATTAGCACAGAAGCAGCCAGTATCAGTTGATACTATCAAGCGTATGTATTCCTATCTATCCAGAGCGCAGGAGTATTATGATGAGGGAGACAAGGAATCCTGTGGATATATATCTTATATGCTGTGGGGAGGTCTATCAGGTAAGAGATGGGCTGAGAGTAAATTGAAGGAATTGGATCAGTTGTGAAAATGACCCAAAAGTTTAATAAATAGTTGTTTAATTAGAAAAGTTCAAGAAAATGAATCTACAAGAAGTGTTCAAGAAAATTGAAATGGCTCTTACTCCTCAGGATGAAACTCCAGAAGTTCAGGAAGAAATCCAAGAAGAAGTAAAAGTTGAAATGGCTACAATGAAACTCGCAGGAGGCGTTGTAGTAGAGGCAGAATCATTTGAAGCAGGTCAGAATGTGTTTCTTATCGGTGAAGATGATCAGAAGGTAGCTGCTCCAGTAGGAGAGCATGAATTAGAGGATGGTCGTATGTTGATCATTGAAGAGGAAGGCGTTATTGCTGAGATTCGTGAGGCTGCTGAAGAAGTGAAGGAAGAAGAACCTGTTGAGGAGGAAATGGCTGAGGAAGAAATGGCATATGTAAGCAAAGAAGAGTTTACTGCTGCTATTGATGAGATCAAGGCTATGATCCAAGAAATGGGCAAGGACAAAGAAGAGATGGCTTCTGAGGAAGTTGTTGAGGAGATTAAAGAAGAAGTTACAGAGGTAGAGATGAGTGCTGATGAAGCACCTGCTGCTAAGAAAGTAACTGCTGCTCCTGTGGACAAGAAACCAGATATGATACAATTTAGCAAGAAGGCTAATGCGAACACCTTATCTCGTGTAATGAGTAAATTATCATAAATTAAATAGAAGAAGAAAATGGCTACAACCACTTCAATTACTACCACTTATGCTGGTGAATTTGCAGGGAAATATATTTCTGCTGCATTGTTGAGTGCCGACACACTTGAAGGTGGCGGTATCACTATTAAACCTAATGTTAAATACAAAGAGGTTCTAAAGACTATGTCATTGGATGCTATCGTAAAAGATGCAACTTGTGATTTCTCTGATACTTCTACTTTGACATTGGCTGAGAAGGTTCTTACTCCTGAAGAGTTTCAGGTAAACCTTGAATTGTGTAAGAGCGACTTTGTATCTGATTGGGAAGCAATCTCAATGGGTTACTCTGCTTTTGATGAACTTCCTGCTAACTTCTCTGATTACTTGATCGGTCATGTTGCTGCTAAAGTTGCTCAGAAGATGGAACAAAACATCTGGAATGGTACTAATGCTACTGCAGGTGAATTTGATGGTATCACTAAGCTATTGGCTGCTGATGGTGATGTTGTTGATGTAGTAGGTACTACAATTACTGCTGCTAATGTTATTGATGAGCTAGGTAAAGTAGTTGATGCTATCCCTACTGCAGTATACGGAAAAGAGGATCTATACCTATATGTGTCTCAATCTGTTGCTCGTGCTTATGTTCGTGCATTAGGTGGTTTTGGTGCTTCTGGATTGGGTGCTAATGGTGTGAATAACGCAGGTACTACTTGGTACAATGGTGGAGATCTTGCTTTTGATGGCGTTAAATTGTTTGTTGCTTCTGGTATGCCAGACAATGATATCGTAGCAGCTCAGAAGTCTAACTTGTTCTTCGGTACAGGTTTGTTGGCTGACCACAATGAAGTGAAATTGCTAGACATGGCTGATCTTGATGGATCACAAAATGTTCGTGTTATCATGCGATTCACTGCAGGGGTTCAGATTGGTATTGGTGCTGATATCGTATACTACACTTAATCTGATTGATTGATTAACCTAGAAAGGGCAGGTGAGCGATTGCTTGTCTGCCCTTTTTTAATTTTTAGAATATGGCTTGTGTATTAACAAAAGGAAGAAATGAACCTTGTAAGGATGTAGTTGGTGGTATCACAGCAGTATATTTTGCTGACTTTGATTCATTAGGTGCTATCACTTATGATGCTACTGATACGGATGTGATTGATTCATTCGGTGGTACTCCTACTTGGTTTAAGTTTGAGGTAAAAGGAAACTCATCTTTTGAGCAAACAATTACTTCATCTAGAGAGAATGGAACTACATTCTTTGATCAGACATTGAATCTAACATTTAAGAAGTTATCTAAGCAGACTCATAATGAGTTGAAATTGATCTCTTATGCTAGACCTCATGTAGTGGTAGAAGATAACAATGGTAACAAGTTCATGATGGGCTTGGAATATGGTGCTGAAGTAAATGGTGGAACTATTGTAACAGGTGCTGCAATGGGAGATCTATCAGGATATACTTTGACTATGAATGCTCAGGAGAAGATTCCTGCTAACTTCGTAGATGCTACAATTACTGCAGATGCTTCTGTGATCTCTGATATCTAATAGATCCAGATAGAAAATAAAAAACCCCTTCCATTTCTGGAGGGGGTTTCTTTTTGGTAGCAATGCTACCTAAGAGAGATGAGAGGCAAATATAACCATTCTTTTGTTTTTGGGTTTTATAATTGATGATAATTGTAGAGGAAAATACAACAGCTCGGATAAAGATGTATCTCAGAGATTTCTCAGATGAGGAATTGATTGGAGATTCTCTATTGGAACAATATGAGGATCGTGTTGAGGAAGATTCAGGAGTTGTGGAGAATATCGGATGTGTTTCTGTTGCCATAAATAGATTCAAGGTGGAGATCATCTCTGAGGATCAGAGGAGAGAAGTTTCTGATAGTATCATAGGAGGAGATTATGATGATTTCAGAAAGCTATTATCATTTGATTTGCAAACATCTAATTTGAGTGATGAGAGTTTTTATGTGATAAAAGTTTGGGATGAATTAGGATCTAAACTACTTTCACAGGATAAGATGTATATCCTACCTTCAGGATCTGATGTAGCTACATATCAACCTAAGTTAGCGACAAAGGAGAAGGTGATGAATAATGAATTCAAGATTTATGGAGAATAGCCAATTTAAGTTTGTGCAGTTATCGAGCTACACAAGCCCTGTGATTAGTGAGAATACTAGAAAGGGATGGGTGGAGTATGGAGATGATAATGATTACTTTCAGTATTTGATTGATCGCTACAACGGATCTCCTACCAACAATGCAGTAGTATCTGGAGTGATTGATATGATTTTCGGTCAAGGAATTGATGCTACAGATTCAGGGAAGAATCCTGAGGGATATATGCAACTGAGAAAGTTGATCAAGGATGAAGAGTTGAAGAAGGTAATCAATGATTACTACATGCTTGGAAATGGTGCTTTTCAGTTGATCTATAATCAGAACAAGACTAAGATTGTTGAGGTATATCATATGCCTGTAGAGACTCTTAGAGCAGAGAAGTGTAATGAAGAGGGAGAAGTTGAAGCCTATTATTATGCTTATGATTGGGATCAGGTAAGATCCAAGAAGGGAGTGGAGAGGATTCCTGCATTCGGTTATGGAGAGCAGGGAGATAAGGTGGAGATATTATACTTCCGACCATATCGCTCTGGATCTTATTATTATTCTCCTGTTGATTATCAAGGTGCTTTACCATATGCTGAATTAGAAGGAGAGGTAGCAAACTACCATATCAATAATATCAAGAATGGACTTGCTCCTTCAATGATTGTGAACTTCAATAATGGAGTACCTCCAGAGGAGGAGAGAGATATCATTGAGAGTCAGATTAAG